TTGAGATCATTAGTCATATCTTAATAACTCAATTCTGCGACATTTGTAGTATGCATTTCTATATCCTTGAATATCACTGCTTTATCATCGGTTAGTTAAACAATTACTTTAAGTTCCCTATTATATTATATAGTATTTTCCTTTGTTTGGATTTTCGAGCTGATAAGAAATAGCGTATCTAATAGCATCCAGTGCATGATTCCATTTATCTATTGGAGTCTTACTCTTTTGAGATAGCCAGCAGTAGTTATTCAATTCTTTAATGAGCTCTATGCTACCCTCATCTATAATCAGGTCATAATCCTGCATCAGGCTGATACCATAGCTCACACTATCCGGTCCCTTAATTGCAGGCACCACGTTGCACCCCATAGCATTCAGCTCAGTGATTAGACGTGGCTCAGCACTATCACCTATGATTAGGTTAGCTCCTGCTTTGCTCTTATTGATATCAGCTATCATGGAGGTAGTTAATCCATTCTCATACAGGTGCAATCTCAGGTATATCTTCTTATTGCCTCTATCTATGGATGTCTCTACTAAGGTAGTAGGATCCTGAGAGAATCCGTAATCCTGACCGAACACAACAGAGCCCATGTTCTGGAAGAGACCTATAGACCAGTTAGAGAATATCACTCCTTCTGCCTTATCTAACCATCCACCGAGAATAGAGTGCTGATACTTATCAGGCCTCCTCTCTCTCATGATATTCACCTCATCTAGAAATGACTGCGGAAGATTCTCTATGTTATCCTGGTACGTTGTATGGACATAGCAGGTATCCCCATGCTCCCCATTCGTTCCAGGTTGCACTCCTCTATCTTCAAAGAATCTCCTGTATATCCAGTGCTCCTTTGTGGATGGATTCAGGATGAGCACTACCCTGTTATCCTGCTTACTGCTTCGAATGGATAAGTTAATCTTATCAAAGGTATTCTCTTCTATGAGCTCTTCTGCCTCATCCACTATCCAGGTAGTTATTCCCTGTAGTGATTTTAGGTTAGCTGTTTGGTCTCCTGATGAGGTCTTGATACCTCTAAAGATTATCTCACTGCCTGAGGTCTTATTAACTATCTCACTCTTTGTGATCTCGAAATGGGCCTCTAATCCCATGAGCTCTATCTTCTCTTTGAATTCAGGAATAATGGATATGTGGGCTGAGGTCATAGTTTGCCGGGTGAATAGAATCTTATGCCCATGCTCAAATGATAGCAGGCACACCCATGCTGCCACACTAAATGATTTAGAACTACCCCTCCCTCCTGTGATTACATTGTATCTACAGTTTGATGCAAATAATCTATTATACTTCGAGCTTAGGCGTATCATTAAATTCTATCACATCCTGAATTCTAAAACTATTTATATCTACCTTAGTCTCCTGCTCCACATGTTGAACGGGAGCACCATAACCGCTATCCATTAACGCTTTGTATGCGTTTACATCGCCTTCACGCGCTTTTTTAATTAACGCTAAAGTCATTAAGTCTTCTTGGCTCATTGTTTCGTTCTCGCCTGTAATTGGATTCTTTAATGATTGATTTACTTCCAACCAACGGCGTGCGATTGTACTTCGGTTCTTACTTCCTTTTGGTCTGCCTGCGGGGTTTCCACTTTCGCCTTTACCCCAAGCAGGCCTTAAATTATCTTCTTTGTTCATATCGGTGTAATTTCGGTGTTACTTATCTTTATCGTTTTCTGCTTTCATATTAATTTACCTATGTTTCCTAATTCTTTAATTACGTCTGCATTGTTATCGTAATGAGTAGATATGCCTAACTCCCTTACCTTTTCCACCTTTGCCTCATTACTCCCAGTAGCATATACTCGGCTCTCAGGTATCCCTACTCTCCTAGCTATCTTTAGCATCCCTTCCTTACTATCTCTAGCAGAAATGATATAGACAGTGATTCCCTTCTCCACTAGCTCCATAGCTTTACGGATGGCTGATGCCTTAGTCAAGGTGCCATCATAATCAAATGATACTTTAGCAGCAGCTAATTGCTCATCAAATGTACTCCGACATACTGCAGCTCTCTGCTCAGTAGGATATTCTTTAATCATCTTTTCATCACTCATACATCTTTGCATGAATTCATTTTCAGATTCTGACTGTTTAGGCTGTGATATAGGCATCGTATACGTGTTTTAATTGGTTTACCATTGATTGAACGCATGAGCCACAGGTAGAATACTCTATCTTCTGTGAGAATACTCTATTGTTAATCTCTAACATTCTGTACTGCTCAGATGGTTTCATAGTTAATCTAGGCCGGCTAAAAAATTCATCTAAGTATTCATACTCATCTGGAGTTAATGTCTTAACGTTATTTCTACGGAAGAAAGTAGCTATCTTATCCTGTATTTTATTACCCCATTCATTCAGTTTCTCCTTACGTTCATCACATCCGCAATCTTCCCCAACCATGTGCTTAACTATAGCCTTAATACCTGTAGCAGTAGTTACTGCCTCCACAGCATCCCCTAACTGCCATTCTACTACTGACTCCTCAATGGGAGCTGCTTGTTTTTTCTTTGCCATATCAATCTATTAATTCATATTCTTTATTAATGTAATCCTGGTAATCCTCATTCAGTGAGTTATGTATTCTATTCTTACAGTGCTTTAATGTAACAAATAAGCTCTTAGGGCTAATGGTAGTCTCTTTGGCTAGCTTCCGGATACTCATGCCGGTATCTCTATAAATGTGCCATACTTTCTGATCATACCAGTGCCATGAATTCACCTCCTTATCTATCTTATCCTGTATCTTAAGATATGCCTCAGTCATAGCTGTTATATCCTCATGGGCTCTAATGTTATATGCCTGGTCTATGGATGTCATGGTAGGCTTATATCCCCTATGCATGATTAGAAATGTATTCCTGAGCACGAAGTACATATATGGTTTATTCACCTGGTCATTCACTATGAGCTGTGATTCACTGCAATAGGACATAATGCGAAGGTATACCTCCTGCACTATATCCTCTGCATAGAATTCCTCACCGAATGAGTTAACAATCTTCACCCATTCATCATGATGCTTGACTACTTTAGTTACCCAGTGTGCCATAGTTTTGACGTAAATATACTCTAAAAAAGCTATCGTATATCTCAGTAGTTACATTCCTACCTTGCATGAATCTATATAGCTTAGCATAATTTACGTTCATATCCTCAGATAGATGTGTGAGCTTGTACCTCTTAGATAGCTTATTACGTATCTCTTTTCGCATCCAGTCAGATATCTGCTGATCATCAGAAAGGTAAATCGTCACTGCTCTCATCGGTGGTATCAAAAGTTTTCCGCAATTTATCAACAGCACTATTCTCTACCTTTGAGCTCAGGCTCATAGTCCATGCCTCAATAGAGTTAAAATACTTGATTGTACCATCCTGTGCCTCCCATCTGCGACCTCTTAGGTTGTATTGCACCTCTACCACTTCACCTGTTTTAAGGTTGTTTGCTAGATCGCATTTGTCCTGGGTTAATTGAAACGTAACGTATTGAGGGTATTCATCCTGACTTTTCAGGGTTATCTCTCTTTTCTTAAATTTGTCAGACACTGACGTTGTAGGGGTAACGAATACCACCTCTCCTTTGAATTTACTCATGGTTGTTTATGTATTTGATGTAATTAATTGTGCTTATCCACCCCCACACTATTGCAGGAGCTAGTAAAATTGATGCTAAGATAATCATTTGTCTAGGTTTATTTCGTGATCATTAAGGCTACTGATTAGGAAGTCCTGTATTTTCTCAACTATCCCATACTGCTGCTCAGGTAGCTCTCCATACTTAAGCATACTACGGAGCTCTGCTTTGAGGTCCCATAGTACATTAAGCATATCAGCACCTTTGATTGCACAGTAGTGTTCTGCCTGCTCGTCAGGGAGTAGAAATTCAAGTGTTGCTTTCATGACTGCTTACCGAATATACGTTCATTAGGAAAATCAATAGGCGGACCATATACTTGGTCAGTTAATTCTGCAGCATATTCTCTTGCAGCACTGGCTACATACTCACATGGGTTTTTAATCAACTCATCCCTGTAGTGTCCTGATGCAGCCAGTAGGCCCTGCATGGCAGCTAATACTGCTGCCTCAAAAAATTCATCTCTTGTTTTCATTATTTATTCTTTAATTGGGTTAGTACTTCGTTATAAAATTCAGTGGCCAAGATAAGCCTCTCAGCCATTTGTATCTCAATCTCTTTATCTCTTTCAAAGGTGATGGATGTGATTCTCTTCTCAGGTGCAATGTGCTCCACATAGTGCAGAGCTCCATTCTCATACTCACCTAATAGCTCAGGTGCAGTAGATACCATGACATAGCACAGCTCAAATGATGGCATGTCATATAACCACATGTAAGCACGTCCCTGCCATTCGTAGTCAGATAGGTCCTTGAGCTCATAGGTAGTAGCAGGGAACGTATCTAAGGACCATGAGGTCTTAATATCTATGATGCTTGTCTCAGTGATGATATCACAGCATCCGGTTAGCCATTCATTCTCTACCCTCTCCGAGCTCTTTATGTAATCCTCTAATCTTACCAGGTTAAGTAGGTTAATACTGTCCTGCTCCTGTGCTAATCCTTTGGTGATATACTTGCTGTTCAGCTCACTCCTGTAGTCAAAGAAATCCTCTTTCGCTTTCTGAATAATGTAGCTCTTAGCTGTTTGGCTTAATGCCTCCCCCTTAGTACGGGAGGAGGTCATTAATTTGCCTAATTGTGATGCTCTGAACTTCATAGCTGTGCCTCCTGTTCTTTGGTTAGGTTGTACATCTCTTTGATTTGCTCAGGAGTGAATTTACCATTCTTAACTGCTGCAAGTGCCTTGGTCCATCTATCCCCATCCAACGTAGGCTTTGCCTTGGGTGCTCTGCTTGCAGTCTCTCCATCATCATCCACTGCCTGCAGGGATAGTAAGCTAACTAATGTATACCTACGAAAGTAAGTAATAGCTCCACCTAGTTTTTGTGCATCAGTGATCATTGGTAAAGGCATGAAACTCTCCAGTGTATCCTCATTCTCGATATCAATGATGATAGTATACACCTTATCATCCTTAATGGGCTGTATGAGTAGCAATCCACAGTCTAATAGGATAGGCTCAACCGTATCAATGATGCTGTTAATATCTGCATAGTTACGCTTGAGGTGTGGGTTGGTCGCATTCTTAATGACCTTACCCATTGACTGCTTAGCTAGATGCAGTTTTTGATAGATGTTTAGTGCTGTTTTAGGCTCCTCAGCTGGAGTTGTTTTTCTTACTGTTGCCATAATTTTAAGGTATTAAATTTCTACAAATATACAAATTAATTGCACTTATTTACAAAATCATTAAAAAAATCTACAAAATCATCAAAGTTTCTAGCGATGTAGTATGTACCTCCTGCCTTTTCAATGTTCTCCTGGTACCTCTTCTGAGCATCAGACTGCCTATCTTTGCCTATCTTCACCTCTATCTTAACTGAACGGCCCTTAATGGTAGCAGATATATCGGCACTTCCTGATGTAGATGTGCCCTTTGTCCAGGTTACTCCGATCACCTTACCGGCTGTAGTCTTTTTTTCTCTAGCAGTTCCCATTGTATTGATACGTTCTGCCTGATATCCATGATAGTTAATATAATCACAGATGGCTCTTGTTAATCCGTTAGCTGTTGAATCTTTGTACATGGTTTTAGGTATATAATCAGGTGGATAATTGGGGTGAGTTTCTGCATATCTCTTTACTTTTAGCTCATGCAGCAGTGCCTTATATTCTTTTTTCATTAGAATGGTGCCTCATCATTAGGCTTTAAGTTATTAAAATCAGTACTATTTGCATTAGGAGTAACCAGCTCAAAATATCTACCATGATGATCCTTCTCTTTTATCATGCTGTATCCTTTGTACAGGGCCCATGATGCTACCCATCTGAGATACTTTTTAGAATCTAGATCCTTATATCCATTGGTATCATTTTGGAATGCTTCTAGGCTGCTCTTATTGTAGTTACGGATATCAGTAGGTATATTACCCTCTCTAGCGAATTCATAGAAATCCTTACAAGTAGCTTGTATGAAACGCTTAGCATCTGCATTTATACTCTTACTCTTAATTAATCCTATCTGCAGGTACATCTGTAGATTATTCAGCATATAGTTATCGAATGCACTCCATTCATCTGCTGTCCATTCATCAAATAATAACCGGCCATATTCCTGCACTGGGTTACGTTGAGAATTGAAGTACTGGAAGAATTCTATCTCATGCCTTCTACGGTCATGTGAGGTACCTGCTCCTGCTATTACATAATTGGTAGTGATAACTATCTTAGGGCTCCTTTCAAATGGGATGTATATCTCATCCTTATTCTTTCTGTTCACAGGTATCCCCTCAGTGATCAGTGAGAATAACTGCTCAAAATCAAAGTTCTTTTTAACATCATCAAATGCTAGCACCTGAGTATCTAGATTAACCCTCTGATATACGAAATCACTCTTGCCAGGATTAAATGCTTTACCATCTATCTTAATTACCTTGCGGATATTTGATAGGGCAGTAAGTACTAAGCTCTTACCACTACCTCCATTCGGATTATCATCTATCTCCTGATCATTAAATATGATAGCCTTCTGATCTGTTTTATCCTTAAATGTATGCAGTAAGTATCCCAGTGTAGTTTCCATAGCCTCTATTCTATGATCATCCTGAGCTGATACCTTATGTATAAAATCTTTGAAATTATTATCATGAATCGCGATTCGGGTATAATTCCTATTTATAATTTGACCGGACCATATGTAACCATCTATATCTATGTAGCTCAATAGGTCAACGCTATTCTTTGTGATTCTTACTACTCCATTATTATATGGGATGTAACTGATGTATCTATCATCCTGCAGAATCTTCATATCTATGCTATCTAGCATATTAAGATAATTCTCAGTAAACAAATTTGTTGACTTAGCACAGTGATTATATACATCCAGCTCACCCTGTGCTTTAAGGTAGTTAAGTACAAAATCCTTAATCAGCTCCGTACTGCTCTCATTTACCTTATTCTCCTGAATGTATACAAATGTAGGTTTCTTAGAGCTCTCAGGATAGTACTTAGCGAATCCATGTTTATGCAGGAATTTAGAGAAATCCATAGGGATGATTCTCATCTTAGTAACTTCACCTTCCCAGAATATATCATCCATATTCTGCACATCCTTCTGTACTGATTCTATTATATCATCATCTACTCCTAACTGCTTCTTAATATCATCCTTATTAATGCCATCCTTTAGCTTTAACTTTACTCGGTCCACAGTAGTCTTATCTTCAAAGTACTTAGTACCGAATGCTCCCCTCCTATATGCTGAGCTCACTGCTGTATTAATCTCATATGCTGAGAAATCAGGCTGCTTATACTGCAGGAGTAACTGCTTAGTTACCCTCTCATCTATACCATACTCGCACATACAGATAGCTACCCTGTATATCCAGTTATTCCTACCTCCATTAAAATCACCATGATTAAATCGCATGATGAGCTCTATTATCTTATCCTCATTGGTTAATGGGAGCACAGGCACCCTTTCACTCACTGAGTATCCCTTATCTTCCAATATATCGGTGAACACATCACAAAATTCGTTCATATATGCATCAGGATCATAGCTCTCAAAACATACCCGGCTGATATTGCAGTTAGCCTGATCGAAGTAATCACTCTGGAAATATTCCTGGAATGCTCCAAATCTTCTTTTGTGTTCATATTTATCTGATGCAGGTGTACGTATAACTGCCTTAAGTCCATTTCCACTAGGAGATGTGAACATCATATAAACATATGGGCATTCCTTGAGCCTTTTCCGTTCAGCTTTCAAGGTCTTAGCATCCGGATACTTATCAAAATCTAGAATACAGAGCCCACTGTGCTCTATTAATCCATCATCCTTCCTCTCATTGAAGGTACCATTAAACATGATGGCCATGAGCTTATTCTTATGCTCACTCTCCCCATCTCTGATTAGGTTTATTTTGTTAATTAAATCAGGGTTACCATTCTTAATCCTGTTGAATACTTCTATAGCTGTTAGCTTGAATGGGGTTTCTTTAGAATTGTAAAGAGACCTGAATACGGATATTTTTGGGTTATACATAGCGGACAAATATAATAAAAGACAATGATAAGACAATAAAAGACGGAAAAAATAATTTTGCGTCATGTCTACAAGTCAATACTGCATTAGGTTTTAGCCTTTGCGTGACGATGTGACGATAAAAAAACAAAAATTTTAATGTGTGCATAGTAGTAATTTATAGAGTAGTATATATAGAGAATCGGCACAGCGTCATATAATGGGCAAAAAAAGAGGAGCTAATGCCCCTCTCTCTCTGTATTACTCCTTAAAAAATTATGATAGCTCAAATGTAGTGCATAATTCTTTACAAGTCATTTGCTCTTGAAAACTTCTTAATAACTTAGGTGAGAAGTTACCGGTGATGGTTACCTTAGCCTCCTCATCATCCAGTGGCATGACATCCACATCAAAGATATTTATATCAGCTCTCTTAGCTCTAATCATATCAGGTACCGGATGAATTAATTTAAGATAGTTAGTATCCTTCTTTTTGTACCAGTACTTATGCTCATAGATGCCATGCACTACGCTGCTGTGGTCTCTGTTGAAGTATCTGCCTATCATGGTGGTAGTCATGTTCCTGTGCTCACTCATATAGTTATACAGGTAGTATCTTTTACTTACTAGGTCCTGCTTTCTACTGGGAGTATCTAGCTGATATATCTTAATGATATCCACTATATCCTGATTAATTACTTTGCTTAGTTCAAATAGCTCCTCATTCATAGCTCTTGTATTTTGTAGCCCCATCGCAGGTACTGCTCTAAAGTCTCAGGTTGTTCATTCTCTTTGTATTGGAAGTTGAGCTGCCATAAAAAGTTTTTCTCATCAGCTCCCATGTAGCACCATGTGCCACCTTCTGGCTCTACTTTATCCTCAAGCCACATTCTGTAGTATTTTACGTATTTCATTTTTTCTCGATATAGTATTTATAATAGTTATCTCTTTTCACGTTGTATTCTAGCTTTTCAAATAGCTTAAAATATCTGTAGACTGTTCTCTCACTGGTACCTAAGTACCTGGATATTGACATCACTGTTCTCGGTTTTTCCTGTAGGAGCTGCAGGAGTCTTAGCACCCTGTATATTTTATGCTGATTCATATATCTAAATAGTTTTTTAATGCTTTCCAAAAATCAAGAGGCTCGTATAATCTAATGCCATGCCCGGAGGAGTAATAATCATCTAAATCTAAATTCCATTTAATCCAGCTCAGGTCCTTCTCTATTTGGCTTTTGCAGTAAATCTGCCCCATCTTATCATTTACCTTCTCTCTGATCTCTTTATGGCTATGAATCTTCATATCATTTAGCATCTCTACAATAATGTAGCATCTCTTTAGTTGTGGTAATTTCATATTTTTTTTATTTTAAATTTTCCGTAAACATGAGTACCTGCTGCCCTGAGCTGTGATTTTTTCCATAGGCACAGGGCTCTTGTGTGATAGTCATAACTTTCGCTGAGCCTATCTTCATAATAGTAGCATAATCTAAACATGAGTTTCTAGCTTTTAAGTATTCAATATATAGGGGGATATTAAAGGAGCCCCCCTTATCTCCTGCCATTGACTGCCTGATCCACCATTCAGCCATTGAATAAAGGTCTCTACCTATTATCATTGGTACCTCCATTCATCTTCATCATCCCAGTGAGCTGCTTCTCTTAGCTCTTCTATGACATTATTCTCACTGATATCTAATTGTATCTGATACTGCACCTCTGCCTTCTCCTCATCAGTGAGCCGATACTCTAGCTCTACCTCTGCAGGAAATTCTATAGCATTGAAATCAGATACCTCAATATACCAATCACCGAAGATATCTCTAATCACATAACTGCAACTTCCTTCCACGAATGCTCTCTCAAAGTAGGCTTTATCTTGTGTTATTTCTGTTACTAGCATATCATTAAGATTAAGATGTTATACATTAATACCATAGTACCCACGACTATAGCCATACCTCCTACTGCTTTGAATAGTTCTTTTTTCATTTTTTTAAGTTTAAACGGTTTAATAATTCCTCAATAGTGATTAGTTCCTTGAATGCTCTTTGTGTATCCGGATCTAAATGTCCAAATGCATCTCTGCACTCTACATAGTTATCATTCAGCTCTTGATGATAAGCTAAGATTTCGTTAATGATTTCTTGTGTTTCCATAATTTTTGTTTGTTAATACCTGACAAAGATACAAAAGGTTTCATATATGCAAACAATTTTGCATAATTTTCCACAAATTTAGAATCATTCTAAATAAGGAATATCACATAATGTTGGTGAAATTTGCTTAATTTTAAGGCGATAAGCTGAAATAATCTCCGCAAAAATCAGGCTATAGACTTACGCTTGTAGAGATATTCCTGATATTTAGTGAATACCAGGTGATTTATTTTGTAGTGTTTTTTGCAGTCCTTGCATAGTATCCAATGGTGTATAGTTCCTGCAGCTGTGACTACTTTTTTATTGTGTATTACGTTTATTCCTGCACATTCAGGACATTCATATTTTTCACCTCCGTATTGGATGGCATAGTTATGGTTGGCAATGGCATAGCTGTTGAGTTTCTCAAATACTGCCTCAAGTACCTCCACATCCATCTTACAATAGGCCACCATCTTATCAAGTGCCTCCTGGTCCTTGCGAAAAACTATATCTTTCCACAGGTCAAGGCCTCCTGTTTCCATCTTAGCACCTACCTTGAGTAACTTAGCTATGTAGTCTAATTTATTTGAGTTAAAATTGAAGTACCTTTTAGCCCATTTAAGAGTGTCTATAGTCTTGGGTGATGGCATAAACTGTATGCCATGGAATAAAGCTCTTGTGCGTATCCATTTGAGGTCAAATCTATCCCCATTGTGAGCCACAATCTCATCCGCTTGAGATAGGATCTTGACAAACTTCTCAAGCATTTGCTTATCACTCTGAGTTTTGGACCATGTTAGGCTGTGTATTTCATCCTCACTCTCCCATTTGTAGCAGATGCAGATGATTGCACGTTCATGAATGATATCTCCAGGGTTGATTGTTAGGTTGTATCCTGTCCTCCAGAACACACCGACATTGAAAGAGGTCTCAATGTCATAAAATAAACGTTTTCTCATAGCTTAAATAGCAGGGCAATCCTATCTAGCAGCCCCTTTTGAATTAAAAAACGGAGCAATATACCTAAAATAAATGATATAACAATAGGCCACCATGCCCATCTATACTTAACTATCTGCTGAGCTTTGGCAGTTTTCCATTTAGTTTCTCCTTTAATCTTTAGAGTTTTTACCCTTTCCTTATACTCTATCTTAGTCTGCCATCTAGTCTTAGGTACGTAGATATTGTTGAATTTAATAACCGTATCCTTAGTGGTGTAGAATTTTTCGTATCTAATCGTATCATTGTGTATCACTGCAAAGCTATCTAATGTAGTTATGCGGATGGTGTCACTATCCTGGACTAACTGCAGTCCATTCTTTAATGCTTTCTTATAGTGCCATTGTGCTCTCTTAGGAGCTGAGCAGGATGTCACAAATATAGTAGAAATTAGCGACAAAATAATTATTGAAAGTTTCATGTGCTATAGGTTTTGAAGCATTGATATCATTCGGGGGCATGGGTAAATATCACTCTTATCCTTTCTAACTGAGTTATGTGTATAGATTCCAGGAGTACCTTTGAATGCCTCCGCATCTATGCTGAATATCTCTGATCGGTAAGTCTTAGGAATATCATAGGTCTCGCATAGATACTCTACAAGCTGCCTTAAAGATTCAATCTGTGCATCTGTATACTTATACCAATAAATGTGTCCTTTGTATGGTGCATCTAAGGTAGTAACCATAGAAGGATCTACAGCTCTATTCACATAATTATAATACTTACCATCCTTTAGCTTTAATGGTCCCCAATTACATACCTCAATACCTACAGATAGCTTGTTCAGATTCTGATACTTTGCACCTACCTTAATGAAATCCTCACTATCAATACCTAAATGCCATGCCCAATGCCTAGAAGAGAAGCACTGTACTATTGTACCTCTTTCACCTATTACAAATGCAGTAGCTATCCTGGTCTCATTACTGTTCCAAAATTTGCTAACTGCAGCAGCATCTCCTCCACCTGCTGTATGGTGCAGGTAAATTTGTGTTTTTTTGCTATCCTCCTGAAAGTACTGATTATCAGATAGGCGTACCTGTAATATCTTCGTTATGTCTAATTTCATCTACCTCTTTTTTAATTTCCTTAGCTCTTGAAAATAAGTTTTTCATAGCCTGCCATAGGTCTAATCCTTTCACTGCTTTATAGTTTTCATTAATACTCATCACCTCAATAGATACCAGGATGAGTGCAAGTACCTTAGTGAGCAGTAAATCTACAGAAAAAAACTGCAGAATAATGTTATTGAGTATGAATGTATCTATCATGTAGAATAATACAACAGTTACCTCATATAATAGCATCTTACTAATGATAGCAGATAGGCCTCTGCTAGTTATTTTAACCTTGTGTTTATAGCTCTTCCATACTCCTGTGATAGTATCAAGTACGATCACAAAGCCTACCAAAAATAACAATCCTGAGATAGGCATAAGGAATGCCCATAGCATAGCTATTAGCTTCACCCAGTTAGCCTGCATGGTTTTAATTAGGATTGTTAGTTGTGTTTTCATAGAATGTTACTGCTAATTGGTAGGTTACGAATGTGAATAGTGCTACTCCTCCCATCATTATATAATGTGTATCACTCATCATCATGCTAATAGAGCAGGAGTAGATGCATAGATGGTAGAATATGGCTAGTATGTTAATGAAGTGCATCATATAAATGTATTAATCATATATTTGAACTATTACGCGTTTCCACCCTAAGTTATCAGGTGTGGTAGATGAATTTTGAACTGCAAAAATTAAATAGTAAGGAGTGGCAGGGTTAAATGCAGTCAAAGTTATTGCACTTGATGCATAATCATTACCTGTTGAAAGTGCCGAATTGTATCCATTTAAGTTTGTGCCATCAAAAAATATATTCCTTTCAAATCTTTGAAAATAAATAGTTGTATTCATTAATATACCTGAAGCTAATAGGGTTGCACCTGTCAAACTATTTGTAGTATTGATATATACTCTAGGTGTAGAAGTACTTGAGCCTGCTGTTTTGGTTAAAAGTGCTTTTATATAGATGGTATTGTTTGTAGATATAGTATTAGCGGGTATCAATACTGATGCACTTATTTGATTTGTTAAACCTATTAAATTGCTACCATTAACACTAGCTAATGTTCTAGGATTAGTAGTTATATCTCCACTACCTAGCAAAGATGTTGAGTTGACTGTCTTAATGGATGTGCCTGATACCAAAGTATCTTGTTTTAATCCTAATGCAGTAGAAGTTGCTGTACTCACTGGTTTATTAGCATCAGATGTATTATCTACATTACCTAATCCTACAGCACTTTTATCTAATGTTTGAAAGGTCTTATCTCCCCTATAATATTGAGCAGTTGTTCCTGCTGTGATGCTAGATTCTTTGCTATTGAATGTACTCCAATCGGTAGTGCTCAATGCACCTCTTTTAGTAGCTGATGCAGTTGGTAAATTAAACGTATGAATAGTGCCACTGGATGCCACGTTGAAGTCACTACCCGTAGTACCTGTGCTAATGGTTTGCACTGCATTAGTCAACCCATTTAATGCAGTCATTCCTGTACCTGCCATGATTCCTGCCTGCTGAGTTACAGTAAATATAGCAGATGCTGCCGATGGGGGGGGATTTGCACCTGCATAATATGGCATAGTTACAGCAGTATTAGTAACACTCCATACCAGCTCGTAATAATCTCTACCTACTGCATCTAGTAAATAGTTCCATGATACTATACAATGACCATTAACACCTCCATGTGATGAAACTACAGATATAAATCCTGCACTACCTGGTACATCTGTGCCATTTTTTCTGAGCCAAATGGTAGCATCATGCTCTTGATTTGAACTGTTTTCTAATTGAACTGAGAATTGTAGGTTATATATACCAGTGTTAGCTATAGTTATTCTGCTATTAGATACTACACTTACCCCATTTGAGTAGTCTGATGTTCTGAATTTAATAGGATATCCTGTATTTGCAACTGCTGCGGTCTGAGTTATGCCATCCTGATACTGACCATAGTATCCTGTAGGAGTTCCACCACCACCTTCTATAGTTAAATCTCCACTACCTAGAATACTCTCTCCATTAATTGTCTTGATATTTTCACCTGATACCAATGTATCCTGTTTGCCCTCAACAGCCTGATCAAAGAAATCAGAAAACTCCTCAGGATTATATGGATATCTAGGATTTATCATACAGTCAATGTATTTGATGTGAATACAGATGTATTCTCTGAATCAATAACTATAGTTAGCTCTAAATAATAATCACCTGTATCAGGGAATTCTGCTACCCATTGAATGCCATCAAAATATAATGGTCCATCAGCATAGAATGAATCCGCATAATACAAAATATATGACATAGATGCAGGAGTAATTTCAGGATTTAATCTGAAGTATACATACATATTATCCCCATCTACATATAATAATGGTAAATCGATTAATGTACCTTTCACTTCATTATCTGCATCTATAGATGAGATATTAGTCTCACCCGAATAGCTATTAATTACTACAGTACCATATCCACTATCAGCTCCATTAACTGCAGCCATTCCATATCCAGTTTCAACATTATACGGTTGTCCCCATCCTATCTCATTTCCCATTATTCTTAGTTAAATAGGTTAGTAATTTCTTTATATTTGTTTGCTTTGGCTTTCTTACAGCACCCATCCTATGTTATAATTATTAGTATCCGGATACATATCCCCGTTGTTATTCTGATTATACTCTGGGAATAGGTTATTATTAAAGCACAGATAATCTATCATCCTTTCAGTATAGTGCTGTGCTATTTGTCTCTGCTTATCTATTAGCATATCTAGCTCAGCTTTATCAATGTTAGTAGCATTCTCTGAGCTATGCTTAAATATACCCTTGTTAGCTATTGTATATGCTGAGAATGGCAGGTATTCTACCATAGCCCAATGAATCAAACATGGTTTAACATAGGTATTAAGTAGTGTGCTATATGGTACCTGAATCTCATCTATGGCATTGATCGTAATAGTAGCATCATTATTTCCTGTTGCTATAGTCAAAACATCCCCAACAGTATATCCTGTACCTGCTGTGCTAATTGTATATGATACTACTGCATTCCCTGCTGTAACTATATCTACTCCAAATCCACTACCGGTACCTCCTGTACAAGCTATTCCTGTTAGGTTAGTATATCCTGTACCAGGTGCAGTTAATGTAGTAGTAGTAGGTACTCCTGTACCACTAATTGTATTAACTATATCTGCCTTTAATTTATTGAATAGCTGAGTACCTAAGTAATTTTGCATATGGATATCCTGTGCTACCTTAATCCACTGGATGAAGTTATCAGTATCTACATTACCATTGGTAGCAGTGAACTTAACTAGGTCTTGTCTTGTTATGAATATAGCTTCCATTATCCTTTATAGTTTGGGTGATGTCCATTATTCGGCATATCAATAGGCGGAGTATTAGCATCTCCTGAGCCTGTTGGATTTGGCATATAGCTCTTAGGTATAGATGCTACCTGCTCAGATGAACTCAATGCCTTATCAGGCCGATATGTACCATCGGTATTCTTCTTTAATCTATACAGCTGCTCAGTCCAGAAATGGCCACAGTTAACTCCACCTTTGAACTTGAATAAATCATATGGCTGTCCTTTATAGCCTAGCTCCTCATTTACTCCTGCCCGGCTAGCAGCATCTATATCCTCTAATCTGTAAACTACTCCATTAGCAGTACGTCTCATCATCTGCTTACAGAAGTCCCGACTATTATCTTTGTTGTATCTTTCAGAGTATCTATATCTTACTTTGTATACACTCTTATCTAGGTAGCTAAATCCGTTTGGGTTGCTCTTAATGAATGAACTTAATTTCTCTAGCATAGTTTCCTTAGGCTTAATCATTCGAGTAGCCCATTCTTCTGTAGTATCATTCTTATCTGAATACTCTCTCTCATCTACTAGCTCCCATTCATCATCATTATTCTGCTCTCCTTCCAGGATATCTAGTACCTCATTCAATACCTCATCAGATACATCCTCTTTCTTTAGAGCTATGGGTGCAGGTTTTAATCCTACTAATGCTCTAATCTCATCTGCAGTCATGGATTCTAATACTCTATTAGCTACTAATGGGCTCATCATATTGATAGCATCCGTAACTTTTGTAGCCTCATCTGTGGTAGTTAGATCACCCTGTGCATCTAATGGATTTAATGTCTCAAAATATAGCTTTAATGCTATGCCATTATAGGCTAATAATTTATCAAATGCATCTAGCATTACCTCCTGTAGCGGAGTAATTACCATATTATTGAATAATATAGCACTATTTTTTAGCTCATCTGCATTAGCAGAGAAGCCTGTAGTTGTAGCTATCCCGAATAATAGCGGAGATGTTACGTTATGTCCTATTAGAATCTTTCTAACGCACTCCTCAGATAGGTATTTATACAGTTCAGGAGCCTGCTCTACAGGCATATTCTCTATGGTTGCTGCAGTTTCTTTTGATGTGTTGAATGATACCACTAACTTATCACCCTGTGGGCCTGTTAGCTTATTCATGATATCACTCTTAATCATCTGCTGCTGCTCCTCAGATGGTACCCCATTATTGAAGTTCAGTATAGTAGATGGTGAAAAATTACTCTTCACCAGGTTAATCATATAATCACTCGTCTGTTCCTCTAGTACTGTATATGGTAGAGCCCCCTGATAATCAGGATATGCATAATACTTCATCCCCACAGAATAGGGCTTAACAAATATGATTTCTATCTCATCATTAGATGTACCGAATGCAGAATATCTCTCAGGAGTATACTTCTTAACTTCTGCCCAATTATCTGAGTAGTAGTATCCCATTATCTCTCCATCCTCATTACATTTCTCAGCTCGTAATAAATGCACTGGTATATGCATTGCCTTAGCTATCTTTTTGTGGTCCTTTGTGTATAGTACCTGGATAGCGAACTGCCCTAACATCTTAAAGTCAAGTGCCATCTTCCGGATATCATCCTTATTTAGCATTGACATCATTTGGGCATACTCATTCGGCTTATTCTTAGCATCTAATGCTCTGAGCCCTTTGCCATAAATTAACCGGGAGATGTTATTAATTACTGCTGAATTGGTTGTGCTGTTTATATACCTATCCAGTAACCACTGAAAGTGCATATTATCCTCACCATATTCTACCCAGTCATTCTTTTTGCTCTCCTTAATTACAGGAGCCTCATAGGCTGCTAGGTTAATTACATGAATGTTATCCATATTAGTACATTAAAAAGTCATTAGTTGTAGTATTGGAAGTATATGCCTGATTATTTGTAGTATAATCACCTGGCACCTGATCAGTGCAAAATATCCTATCTCTATATATCTCTTCTCCTGCATTATCTTTCAATACTAATCTGTAGTAATGTCCCTCCTGTAATGAGAATAATGCCTCTATCTCATCAGCATAATCACCTGGAGTATAGTTAATAATGGTCTCTTGTACTTCCACATTAGAGCTCTCATCAGTTAGCCACATGGTATCCACTGAGCTATCTCTAGGAATGAACTTAATGAATTGATTGTTATTATTATCGGTAGTTACTACTATCATATAGATATAACTCACATTATTAAAATATGTTTCTAAAAAGAAAAGCCCCACCATTAAGGCAGGGCTCTTCACGCTATGTAGGATTAGTTATTAAGCAGTAACTAATGTAGGTGATCCTAGCAAAGTAAGTAAATCAGCTTCAGATCCACAGTCAAGGAAGTTAGCAGGCTTCTCTTCCATAGCTTCAAAAGTAATTTTGTAACCATTGAAATCACCATAAGCTACTCCACTCTCAATGCTTCCAGAAGTTGCATCACATCCTCTGTAAAGACCAGCTAAGAAAAATTGGTTTCCATTAGTACGTACAATTACGTGAGGTCTACCATAAGCTAAAATCTTAAATTGTTTATGGAATACTGGATCTTGTCTCTTTAACTCACAAGTAATAGTCTGAGTAAAGAAAGTAGTACCATTCTCACGTGATGTGTTAACGGTAGTATTGAATCCATTATTACCTTTTAACTCATATTTGTAAAGAGAAGCAATAGTACCACCAATGGTAATAATTTGATCCTCAAAACCTACAGTAGTATCATAGGTTACATCACCACCTAATGTAGATGGATCCGGATCGAAGTCACCGAAGTTTACAAGGTATAGTGCCTGTATTCCAGAGATACTATCCTTACATTGTTCAGTTCTTCCGTGTGTAATAAAACAAGGCATATCTTTAATGTATTAAAGGGGAGCAGTTACCCACTCCCCATGATTATTAATTATTAGTTAGCAGAGTTAACAATACCGTAAGTAACGATATCTTCTACAGCACCATACTGAGCACCACCAGCCATACGCATGATAACACGTACATTTTGTGATCCATCAACATCAGACATATCAATAACTTTAACTTCATTCAAATCCGAAAGTACAGAAGTACCGAAGAATAAGTTAGTAGAAAGAGTTGCGATAGCTGTGTTGTTAGCTAATCCTGGAGCCCAGAATATCTCTACTCCATCAATGCTCAATGATCCATTAGAGTACCATGTAGTAGATTGGTTGTTAACACCTGTTCCTGGAGTAACTGCTGCAGAAGCACCTGATACTGTAGAGAATCCACCCAATGCACGTACATATGCCTTAGCGATGTTAGTAGATACATAGATACGTAAATCAGGATTACCATAAAGAGAAGCAGGAATTCCATCTACAATTTTACCTAACTCAGTAACTACGTTCAAAGCAGTTACAGAAGTACCAGCTACCTCTTGTGCAGGAGGTAAAGCAGCATCTAAAGCTACCAATGTAGAAATACCATCAAAGCTACCAGAAGTACCTGTAGCACCTGTCCAGAATGCTGTCTCAACGTTAGCAGCTACTTTATTAGATGCATAAGCGATTAAATAATCAGCAAAAGATTTAGGTAAAGTTTTGAATGAGCTGAATCCCATCTCAGCAGCTTGCCATGTAGAGAAGAAATCTTTTTTACAAAGTTCTAAATTTACTTGTAAATCTTTAGTAATTAATACTTTCTCAGTTAATGTAACAGTAGATACATCAGAGAATGAACAAGTAGAGTTTTTCAAGATAGCATCTGTAGATACTTTTTGAATAACTTGTTTGTAGTGTACATTAGGAAGTACAGTTACTCCACCATTCTCAATGGTAGGAGCAGAAAGAAGAGCAGCAGATACATATTTCCCTGCGAACTCTCCAGCATAAGTAGTTGTAATTGAAGTTGCCATTTGTTTTTTTTATTTTAATTTTAGTTAGCCAATTTATTTAGGATTCTATCCATAGTAGTCTCCTTTCTATTTGCACCAAATGTAAACTGTGGTACAGCAGTTTGTTTTTCAGGGTTATGAGAGATAGGTTTAGCAGCAGCCTCAGCCTCTACTACAGGAGCCTCTTCTACTACAGGCTGCTCAGATAGTTGTGCTTTCAAGCTCTCATTCTCTGCTTTTAATTCTTCAATTTTAGAGAATAACATCTCTTCAATTTGAGATTTAATTACTTTCTTTGGTTGAGAAGGAGTGCCTTCCTCAGCCATTTGCTCCTCCATCATTGGTGCCATAGGCTCAGTAGTAGGCTCAGTAGATTCACCTGGTGCAGTTGGAGCTTCCTCTTCAGCAGTTGGAGCTTTAATCTCAGCAATAACTCCCTCAGTAGTTACTTCTAACATATTCCCATCCTCTAACTCATACTCACCTACCGGCAAAGCAATACGTTGCTCATCCTCAGTAACAATAAATACTTCCATACCCGGCTCAAATGCATCAGCCTCTAGTACAGTTACTCCATCCATTAACTTCATGGATGCTAGTTCTACCTTCTCCATCCCGAGAAGTGCAGAGATACGTGATAAAATAGATTCTTTCATATTTTTTTATATATAACTCATTAATAAATTACTTGTTCCATTTTAGTTAATCTGCCTCACCTGTATTATCTGAGTAATGTTACCCGGATTCTCAGTGTTGATATCACCTATTCCCTGTGCAGGTAGTGTGCCATCACAGCATTTAACATTGTAGGTGCCATCCTTGCATAGGCATCCTCTCTTCCCACCCTTAGGTGAGCTCTTTGATTCTTTACGTTTCATTGTTCTGCTTGTTTTATTTTAGATTCTGCCCATGATAATGCTGCCTTCCCTCCCCATAATAGGTATGATATATATCCGCAATCATTACTATCTCCCTGATTATAATATACCTCAGCTCTGGATAGGTAGGAGTACATTCTCTTAATGGTTTCCATGCTCACCTTCTCACCATTGGCTAACTGCTGAGCTCTAATTTTGCCCACCTGAGTAGCACATTTATTGCCATTTCTCTCATTAAGTAATATACCTCTCTGTGCATTCCTTCTCACTACGGATGGATAGTCATTATAGCTTACCTCTTCCAGGTCTTGACCTTTGAGGACCTTCTTAATCTGCTCTATGAGATATTCTTTCTCCTCATCCATAGCTTTACGCATAGCCATCTCCATGCTCATCTCATACTTATCTGCGAAATATCCCTCAATAGAGAATCCCTTTACATCTCCATCCTTAACTTTTTTCCATACATCCGGATTATTCACCTTCATGCTAATCATCCACGTACCTTTAGGTAGTGAGAATCCATAGGCTGCACTCTTATCTTTCTCAGGATTATCTATTATCCATGATTCTACCACAGTCATGCCATCTATTTTATGATCATGCTCATAGGTAGCAGCACTCTGGTTGCTATTGATAAAGAACATCTCACTGGCTTTGCGTACTGTATCCTCACTAAAGTAGATATAGAACTCCCCATGCTTCTCATTGTTTCTATAAATCTGCTTATTAGGTATCAATGCAGGCCCCATGAGTAGCTTTTTTTCCTTATCAATGGTAGCCAGTTCTATGCTTTGCTTGCTTAGTGCTATGAAATTCTCTTCTATGGCAGGCTCATCTACTACAGATACCGCATATACTCCCATCTCGGTATCCTTCTCATCTAAAATTAATTCAATTATTTTCATTATAGTGTTCCGTTTGTTATTCTATTTCTATCTAATGCCTGTTGAGTAGATACTTCTGAGCCTACCACGTATGCCTTAACAGGTTGCTGTTGTAACTGTGCTAACTGATTAATACCATTATTACCTACCACGTTGAAATTGGGTGCATTTACTCCTGTACCTGTACCTGTTCCTCCACCGGCAGCCATTCCACCTCCACCTGTACCTCCACCACTAGGTACACTACCTCCTCCTCCTATCTCTTTCAATGCCTTAACAGTTGCAGCTATGTTGGCAGCTATACCTAATCCTAATGATATGTTATTAGCTGCAATAACAGGGGCAGCAGATACCCCTGATGAAGCAATAGCCTGCGGAGTAGCCAATGCTCCCATGTTTGCTAGCTTATTAGCTATAATCATCTTAGCAATACCTGCAGCACTCTCTATAATAACTGCAGTTTTTTGAGCTGCCTTACTTTTACCCAGTGTATCCTTTAATAAATTGGCAGCTTGTATAGCTATATCTGCATACTTATTCTGCAGTGCTAACTTTTGCTCATATACTGCCTGATCATCTTCCTTTCTTTCCTTATTAGCATCCTTATTAGTTGCAGATAATGCATTCTGATAGGCTTTGAAATTATTTATAGATGCAGTTTGAAAATCCTCATATGTAATTAATTCAGCATCTAACTGATTCTGCAGTTCTATTTGTCCCCTATCATATGCTAGTTTGCGGATGGCGGCCTGCTTATCAATACCATCCTTCATAGCATCTATTTTAATCTGCTCAGATTTAAGGAACATTTGAGTATCCTTATCATCCATCGCCTGCATTAGCTTAAGATTCTCATCATCTGCTAACTTCTGATATTTTTTACGAATCTCTCCTAATTCAATACCCTGTTTTTTCTGCAAATCTGCAGTATCTATTCCTGCCTTATCTGCTAGTTCATATAATTTCTCATACCGGTTAGATACCTCTTGCTCTTCTCTTGCTCTTGCATCAGATAATCTACCCTGCCTATCTGCCTCAATAGCATCTAAGTAGTTATTTAGATCTACTGCATAATCTTTAATCTCTCCTGCAGTATCTCCTGCAGTATCTCCAGTTTTCTTTAACGAAGTATTGAATTTACCATTAGTACCTTCTATCTCAGCTATGACTCCATTAGTATCCAGTGCTACCTTACCATAGTTTTCTAATCTCTCATTAGCTGCATCTAACTGCTCCTGATAAGTATTTAATTTTTTAGTCTGATCTTCTATCTGTTGGTTTAATTGGCCTATCCCTAAATAATCAGCAGGTAGATTCTTTTTCTTTTCGTTTAATCTATCTAGTTCCTTTTGACTGATATTTAGTTTCTTTCTAATTTCATCCTGTTTCTCCAGGTTAGTAGTGATCTTATCTTCATTTTTTGCTAGTTCATACTTAGCCTTTTGATATGCTATGTAACTAGCTACCTCAGCATTTAGTTGTTGCTGGAATGCTGCCTCATCAGATAGATTCTTTAAGGTAGTATTATATGTACCATTTATCTTTTTGATTAAATCAGCTCTTTCTTTACTACCTGCATTGGTAGCTTTTAATTGATATATCAATCCTACGAACTCAGTAGATTCTTTAGCTATTGCCTGGCTCTGTTTCTTTGATGCCTCTTCTGCTTCTTTTTTCTGCTTAGCCATTTTCTCACTAGCACTGGTAGCCTTATCAGCAGATGAGAAGTAATATACTAATCCTGCAGTTAATGCAGTTATTGCTAACACTAGAGCACCTACGGGATTCATAGCCATAGCAGCATTCAATCCCTCCTGTGCTACTGCGGCCTCAGTAGTAGCTACAGCCTCTGCTTCCGTTGCTATTATTTCTGCCTCAGTTGCTACTACACTAGCCTCAGTAATAGCTACTCCAGTTCCCTCTACAGCATTCTTTTTGAATAGGTTGGTAACGAATTCACCTACTACAGAAGTTAATTGTTTGAATGAATCCTGTGCCTCACCTAATGCCTGCAATCCCTGTGAGATAGCCATAGCACTCTGCACCTTTAGCATCATCTTCTGCACCTCTTCACCCTCAGCTCCTACTAATCCCATAGCACCCTGCACTGCAGAGAATCCACCTGCTACTCCACTCAATGTAGCAGTGAATGACTTGAATTTAGCATCCGGATTAAATGCATCAGTTAATGCCTTAGCATCACCTATCCTATCTTTAAGTTCAGCAGCTTTCCTCGCAGCCTGAGTAGCCTGTGCAGATGCAGCACCATACTTATCAGCCAATGCAGCTACCTCAGCCTGTGCCTCTTTTAGCTGTGCCTTTAAGCTCTTAGTGTTATCCTTAACCTCTAAATTAACTGTTACCGTTTGTGCCATTCCTTAGTCCTTTCATATATAACTCACGCATGGCTTGTTTGTATACCCTCTTTACTTTAGTTTCAATGGCATACTTTCCCTTAGCAATTTCTATGAGCTCACTCTGGCCATAGTGTTCTGTGATGCTTAGCATCTGTATTATGTGATGTATCATTCTTCTGGTAATGGTGGTATAATATCGGATGGGCTAACTGGCATGAAGTCATTTAATAATCTTAATGTTACCTCACCTGTAGTTAGGTTACAATTCATGTCGTTAATGATATATCTCTTATCTCTAATGATCACCCTATCATTTAGCTTTAATCCAGTGAGTAAAGATATAGGTAGAATAGCTTTATAAGTACTTAGCCTATTCTTTATGTTATATAAATTATATAGATATTGGTAGTAGTAAGCAGCGAATAATCCCTGCTGAATTGCATATCTATGATAGGTAGATGTCTCAGGTGCAAAGTTCAAAGAGTAATCTATACCTGTATGACTATCGGTTATGTCCTGTCCGAACATTACATACTGCGGAGTATTCCCTGTATTCCCAGCACCATCCTTAAAATATATGTTATGTGGTAGCCCTGTAACCGTACCATACTTATATAGTATCACAGGCTTAGGTACGTATGGAGCCAATGAACTATTCACTGAGAATCCTACCTGTAATCCAGTAGGACTACCTGAAAGATCATATTGGCTGAACATTAAATTCTCGAATGGTAACTGAATTTCATAGTTTGCACCCTCATATGGATATTGGTAGTCAGTATTCCCATATTCCTTCTGAGATAACTGCAGATACTTCTTATTTAGAGCACTCTCAGATGGCTGATACCTAAATGATATCTGCTTGTATAATGGCACCTTAGCTATCTCAATAGTAGTAGCATCTGTATACCTGGTGATATCATATACATTCCCTGATGCATACCATTCTAGTAATGGCTCTATCCTGTAGTCATTCTCACCTGTATTCTCCACTATCATGTTAAATTGCTTTAACACTCCACTAAAAAAATCCGTTATCTTCATGTCAGGAGCACATATGGATAGGTCAATGAACTGTACTAAGTTCTGAGCTACACATGAGTAAGTACTCTCATTAACTATACCACCATCATTGATTCGGTATTTCATGTTAAAATCAATAGTCAGAGCTCCATCTGCTCTAACCTTCATGAGTACAGTATCATTTAATCCTGATACATTTGTGTTACCATATACTGTAGTATATCCTGATACCCCATTTAGCGTACCATTATTACCCCCATATGTACTTAACAGCACTCCATTAACATATATATCCACCCAATAGTTAACGGTAGTACTGCTCACTGATATTACATCTAATGTGATTCTATGGTAAGTAGCAAATGCAGGCTGATATACTACGTTAATACTATTCAATCCAGTATCTACATATTGGCTAGTATCTATATCTACTATAGTGTTGGATGTTAGTGTATCAAAATCTATATAGTTAGCCAATGTATTAGCCTTCACTACATCCCTATTCTTAAACCAAAGGAATGCCTGATAAAATTGTTCAGTGCCTGAGAAGTTGCTAGAAAAGTTTAACCCATATTTAGCCATGATCAGGGTAAAAATAGTGCTCACCCTAACTGCAGGGAATAACTCATTGAGTACGTTAATGGCTCCTGAACTTATGTTTATATTATTATTAGTTAATGTAGATGTTAGCCAGTTAGGGAAGTTAAAATTAGCAGGTACAGCTACGTACTCCCATAACCTATTAGACGTAATCAATGGATATGCTACATCATCACTAATCGTGCCTCTAACTCTACCATATACCTCAGTCCATGTGAATAGATGGCTAATGGAAGAATAGTCTAAATCACTGAGTTTATCATCACCAAAGATATCCTTTAAGCTAACTAATTTACCATAGAATGTGATAGTATAATTTTCTATCTTACCATTGGTTAGGGTAGCTTTCTCTAATGATATCCTGCCCTTTCTAAATGTAGTTAAATCTATCTCTATATATCCATCCCTTCTGAGCCCATAATCTAGTGAGCCATCTACAGCATTCTCATAGAAGTGTTGAAATATCCTATTATTCTTAGCACTACCTGGTACAGTAAATGACTGACTTATATCTGTATGGCTCTTGCTGATATCGTATACATTCTGTACACTGGAGGATACCTGAATCTGCTCATCATTAAATAGGTCGAGCTGCTGACCTTCTATGAATACTCTTACTTGTCTCTTCATTAGATCACTGAGTTAATAACATCAAATGCTAGCTCTATCTCTATAGAATAATTGATAGTCTTATTATTGATATTTTTCTGCTTATTGATACTCTTAGTATTCACTTTTACAGGCACCCTCTTATTGCTATCCTGCCATATTACTCTCTCACTAAGTAGAAGCTCCTGCATAGTTTCGCCATAGCTCTCATCTACCCATCCGGTATTAATTACATACTTACGTATGCCGTTATTATTAAACACTGCTCTCTGCCCCTCACTCAATGTCATAGGTAGGATATCACTCATCATGAGATTATAGGTAGTGCTGTTCACATCTAGTATCTCCTGAGATGCCTTAAAGAAAAACTCTCTCTGCCATCCACCGAACTTGTTAATGAAATCAATAGTCATAGGAGTATATCTGCACTCTATCTTAGGGATGAATGTAGCTTCCCACTGCAGCACGTTTGAATCATCATATATCTGCATCAGGTTACCTGCTCCATACCATGTAGGGAATACCCGGTATAAATCATATACCCCTGCAGTATTGTATGTATCTATCTGAGTGAGTGAGCCATTCAATAGATTCTGACGATATACGGACCAATCTCTACCCATGTAGGCAGTAACTATACCTGCTCTTTGTGAGCCAGTAGATGCAGGAGTATTAGTTGAATCATACCAGTAGTAGTGCTTTGTACCATTACCTAGTAATACATCCCCTCTATCCACATTCATCAGGTCCTCATAGTATCCGAATCCATCATAACATCTAGCAGTAATTGTACTATCTAGCACATATACTCCACTGATTAGGTTATATGTTTTGTATTGGACATAGGTATACTCATCATACTCAGTTAAATCATTGACTGTATTATAGTTTAACCCATTATATCTATGTGTCATATACTCCCTTAAATATGGGCTGATATTATATAGATTCTCAGTTACTCCTGTACCTGGTATCAGCTTGCTTAGTGTATACGTTGGAGTACCTGGAGGAGTGCTGCTCCCATCATAGATATAAAGTTCTAATTTACTCCCAGTCTGAGATGCATCATTTATTGATACAATATATGGTGAACGTGCAAATATCCTTATCATTTCTTTTTACTTATTTCTTTTAATGCCTGTGCTACTAGCTCCTCAACATCTAATCCGTACTTATTAATTAACTCACCTGGTAGCTTTTTGTATGCCGATTCAAATGCCTTAGTAAAGAATAGGCTAGGCTTAATACCCTTCCTGAAGATACTCCTAGCGATCAGGAATTGCAAGCTCTTTCTTTTAATGAATCTACCATTCTCATCTTTGGGAGCTATGCCCTTTCTGACTATCCATTTATCTAGCTTACTCATTGGTGGCATCTTACTCTTAAATGAGTAGGGAGCACCCCATGACCTTTGAGCACCATTTACCCCTTTATCCTGAAATGCACCATACTGCTCCATCTCAAAGTAGATACCTATGCTGTTAGGCATGGCCTTCACCTCACCATCAATGGAATCATATAGCTTGCCTGAGCTCTTCTTTCCCTGCCTTGTTAAGTTACTTCTAGCCTGCTTGACTACATGGTCCCTAAATGCCTTTAATGCTTTGTATGTTTCCTGTTGGTCCATCTAGCAGATAGTCATGTCATTAGGACAAATGATATCTAAGGTCATAGCCCATCCTACTAGGTTATTCTCAAATCTCTCAGTGAATGGCTCACAGGTAGGTACATTGTCTACATGGAAGTTAAGGTCATGCAGTGTTCCATGCAGTAGCATCTGATAGGCTCTATTTAGAATCTGCAGTGTAGAATTCAATGCATCATTAGTGTTATCCTTTGTCTCCCATTTAGTATCATCCTCCACCTTTACAGCATCCACTATATCCATGCAGAATAATGTCAGTGTGAATCTTTGGATGTTACTCTCGAATTGAGCTTGTGTTACCATAGTGTGTACCAATGGGAAGATAGTTTGCTTAGCTATATCTATATCAAAGATATCCCCATTAGTAACTGTATTAACTAGCACATCATTATCAAAGTGATCCTTTAGTGCTTTTATTAGTGTGTAGTATCCGGTCATTTTTTCATTCTATTATTAAATTCTCTTTGTTCAATTTCTGTTTTCTGCTTTTCGAAGGTGAGATAGGTGAGACATTGATGTAGTCCGTATCCGGTAACTTCATCAAACTTTGTGATATCTCCTTTAGCGACTGCATATATTGAAGTATACCAACCCCATTGCTTAGCAAATTGTCCCCTTTCTGAGAAGTCCTCCTCTGCCTTCTGCTCGGCTTCTTGTTCATCAGGCTCTCCAAATAGGACAGGGTAGAGTTTAATAACTCGTTCCCTAAATGATAAAAAAAAACCCTTGCAGAAATAGCTATCTCCATAGGCATATACTTCATGAGCTCATGGAATTCCTCCCCTGCAGTGTATGGAGCTATCTCATACTTATCCTTATGTTTCTTTGTAATGGGCCGGTACATAACTGCCATTGCTTTGTGGAATCCTTCCCAGTCATTGAGGTGATGCTCTAAATCTATATACTCACCCCATGATATCTCCTCTAGGTTAGGAATGAATCCGAACTCCATCTCCTTTAATTTGAACGTCTGATAAAATTTAGGCTTAACTGAGAATATCTTATTGAAGTGTTCTACCAGATTATTCATATCCTTAATCTTAATGGTAGCCACATCCTTTAATTCAATGCCACAGAATATCTCAATCATCTTTTGAGCTATGAACTCCTCATCATTACTATTCTGCTGTACCTTTAGGAATTTCTGATAGTTCACTAATGGTATCTCTGCTATGCTCTCAGGTACGGTTAAATCTAGTTTCATTTTCTTTCATTCATTACATGATGGTAGGCAGCTCTCAACATCTCAAAGTGCTCACTGAATCTCCTTACATTATTAAATTCAATACGCACCTTCTTACCTGTTTTCTCCAGGATATATGCCTGCACTACCGTTATCATTTCATTGAGATCATTAGTCATATCTTAATAACTCAATTCTGCGACATTTGTAGTATGCATTTCTATATCCTTGAATATCACTGCTTTATCATCGGTTAGTTAAACAATTACTTTAAGTTCCCTATTA